GCATCTTTTAATTTTTCAATATCATCTAACATTTTAGATATTTGTTTTTCCATAAACTCAATACGAAGTTTATTACTTGTATTCATTTCTTGGTTAATAGTTAATTTTTCTGTTGTCTTGTATAGATCTTCGATAAGCATGAACTGCTCAGAATCAGCGGGAAGGGATCCCATTAAACCTCGTGGCCATTTGATTCTAAACTCAGTATTCTTTTCAAGATCAGACTCCATCAATTGAAGTCTTGTATGATGTTGGTTTTGTGTTTCAATTAAACCAAAATAAGCCCAGGTGCCAATTGCAACTAAACCTATTAAACTAGCAACCGTTTTCATAGGCATCTGCACGGCGACTTCTTCTCCAATATTTAATGGTTTATTGGACACTAGGTCCTCCACAGAAAGCTAATGTAACCAACATTATTATTAACAAACCTGTAAAATAATAGTTCATCTTGTCCACCTCTATTACTGACACGATAAACACTCATCTGAATCAGAATCTAAATCTGCTAACGCTTCTTCTTTACACTCTTGACTACAAAACAAATCTAATTCATCATTTGCATCAAAAGCTTCTTTACATTTTTTACATTGTCTTCTCATTTCCAAAACTCCCACCATTTTTTAGTTACTTCCTCTTTTAAAACAAGAGGTCCACAACCACACTCTTTACAATCACATGTAGCGCACTGAGTGCTAGATACAAAGTATCCTTGACCTACACAGTGGCATCTATGTCCACAATTATTGCACTTTTTCTTCATTTTTTCTCCTCGATACTATAAAACATTTTATCAGAATCTTCTGTTACCCAGTCTCCGCCTTCTACGTCCCAATAAGTATTTTGTACTTTGTAATCAGGCCAATCGTTATCTGTTGTGTAACTATTAACATGCCAAATGATTCTGTTGTTTGGCTGCGCAGCATAGTTGCCGTTTTCAAGTGCCATGATATGTGCACACTTGTGTTCTTGCGGAATCTCTGAATGTTCCGTGTTAAGTATATTAGTCTCTGGATGAGCCCAGTCAACCGTAAATAAATATTGACCTTTGTAGAATTTTTTATCTTTACCTAGATATTTTCCGTCTATACCAGCCAACCAATCAAAGCAATGCACACTAGGATAGTAACTAAAACAATTCCACAGTTGAAGTTCGTTCGTCTGCATATCCGGCACATCGGCTCTGTCATAATGTTTTTGGAAAAACGCTGAGATAGGCAAACGCCAAAAGCACGCACCATTGGGTAGCATGATGTTAAATAAGAGTGCGCGACCTGAAATAGAGACCAGACCAAAGATAACGCAGTCACTATACTCTCCTTGATGTTCTTTAAGATCATAAAGATACTCCTTCCTTATTTTACAATAAATCGGCGGTATATTAGCATTTAAATAGGCCATAGTACATTATTTTATTTCTCCCCAATTAGGACCAGACTCGTAGTCTACTTTATTTGGCACTTCTAAGTCAACCGCATTTTCCATAATATCTTTTATTTTTTTTGCTTGACTTTTTGATTCTATAGAAAAGTCTAATTCATCATGTATTTGTATATGACCTATTAAACCTTCTTTATATAAATCAACCATTGCTTTCTTAGTCATATCTGCTGCACTACCTTGAATTAATTTGTTTAATGCTTTGTATGTAAAAGCTCTACGTGTGGCATTTTGATGCCAATAGTTTCTTTTTGGTTTACCATTTTTATCTTTTACAACATTACCTTCAAAATCTTTTATGTGTGGACCCATCTCTTGTAGTTCTAACATACGTTCATGATCTTCTGGTGGTACATACGTTCCCCAATCAGCTCCTCTAAGTACAGGTTCGTATTTAGGAAACCTACAACGTCTACCTAATAATGTTTTAATCTGTCCTTTGCTTTGTGCTGCAGTCATAACCTTATTCATTAATTGTTTTACGAAAGGTGCTTTAGCGTGGTACTGTGAAAATAATTCTTCAGCATGATCTTTATCAACACCTAACTCTGCTTGAAGTTTTGCTTTACCCATACCATAGAATAATCCAAGGTTAATTGTCTTTGCTTGCGATCTAGGTATGTGTGCCATCTCAGCTACAATTTTGTGAAAGTCTGTTGAAGGATCTGTTTCATATGAATCTGCAATTGCATTTACAGAAGGTAAAGAAAATTTTAATGCGTAGTGTGCAACGAGCCTTGGTTCCTGTTGCGAGTAATCAAATGTTCCCCACTTACAACCTTCTTCAGGTATAAATAAAGATCTAAGTAAGGGCCCTGTTTCCGGATCCCTGGCGGGTATCTGCTGTAGGTTTGGATTCGAATAACTAAATCGTCCTGTAACGGTTCCTCCATCATCAGATCGTATTTGATTTATATCTGCATGGATTCTGCCTTTGTGTTCATGTTTTAAAATTGTATCAATAAATGTTGTTCTGACCTTGTTTATTTTTCTAGCTTCTGCTATCATGTTCACTACAGGATTATCATGATTAGTTATAAAATTTTTAGTAAATGAAGGAGAGTCAGTCTTTTCAGTTCGGCTATAAGGTAGGTTCAGTTTTTCAAAAACTTTCGCAATACTTGCTGCAGCCCATATTTGAGTATCTACTCCTGTCTCTATTTTTATTTGTTGTAATAGGTTTTCTTCTTTTGCTGCCAGTGCTATTTTCAATTGACTGGCTTTCTCGATATCTACCCGAACACCTAGGTGGCGCATATCGACTAAACAAGGAAAGAGATCGGTCTCAAGATTAAATATATCTTGTAGACTATCTTCAACAATTACTTTTTTTAATTTGTGCCAAAGCTTTAAAGTTATCTCTGCATCTTTTTCTGCATAGGCTCCCACTTCCATTGCAGGTAATCTCCACATGTCTGCTTTAGGATCTAATCCTCTTGACTTAGCTGCTTCGATTAATCTTGCTTCACTTTTACCTTCACCTAAATGATGCCAAGACAAAGTATTAAGTGTAAATGAAAATCTATTTTCATCTATAAGACTGGCTGCAATCATGGTATCTATTATTAAACCATTGATTTTTATGCCTAAATTTTTTATCCAACATACGTCGTACATTGCATTATGAAATATTTTTGTAGCAGGTGATTCACAAACATCTTTAAACCATTCTAAAGTTTTCTTACGATCCATGTTTGGTCCTTCACCATGAGCAATTGGAAAGTATCCTTTGTAGCCATCTACTGCTACAGCTATACCTACTACTTCACCATCACCAGCGATTGCACCTGAACCTGTTTCTTTTAAATTTGGATCACGTGTTTCTAAGTCAATTGCAATTTCATTTGCTGATCTTAGATCAGGATACTCTGTAGGTACTACCCATTCTGTCTGTGCTACTATCATATTAGTCTACCCCAAAAGTAAATAGTCATTAATGTATAAAAAAATAAATCATGCACTGCAAATAGATTCACTTCTTTTTAACCATGTCTTTCATCTTCTTTATTTCTAATTCACAATAATGAATTATCTTTTCTAAATCTTGTATGCCATTTTTATTTTTATAACGACACACATACTTTATAACGTTTCCCTGGAAAAAGGAAAGTTCATTCTTAGAAATGAATTCATACGGCTGTATGTGAAAGTCTTTGTAGTGACTCCCACCTATCTGCTTATCTTGTGGAAATGCTTCATCGAACATATCTTTATTTGTCATAACTGGTAACCCTTTCTTGATGTGTTTAGTTTTATTTTATATAAATTGTTACGTGCTCTTGTAGTTCCTACGTACCAAACTCTATGTTCTTCATCTGCTTTGTCTTGACTTTGTTTTATGGCTTCAATAATTTTTTTGCCCATATCCAAACATAGAATCACATTGTCCTGCTCTCCACCTTTTATAGCGTGTATAGTTGATAACCATATTCTTGCAGGTTCTTTTAAATTTTCTTTGTTTTCTAAAAGACGTAATAAATATTCTTTACTAACATCTTCTTCTAACTTAAATGCATCAAACCAAGTTTTGTTTTTATTTAGTTTTACATCTCCTGTAAAATTTTTTATATTTTTTAATTCTTCTTCAGTTAACTCTCTACCTTTACGCCATTCATTGTAACTATTCATAGCATTAAACATTGTAACTTTAATACTTTTACCTCTGTTACTTTCAAAATATAAACCTTTCTCTATTAACATATCTTGTATTTTTAAAAGCTTAGATACTGTTCTAGTTATAATTAACCATTTACCTTTAGTTAAATCTATCTCATCTAAATTATATATCTCTTCACATTTACCTTGATAGTTTCTAGGGTAATACTTTTTTAATTTTCTAGCACCTACAATATTATTGATAGGTACAGTAGATTGTAATTGAATTGATTTAGATACTCTTTTTGAATAGATTAATGTTTTTTCTTTTGCAGGTTCTGCAATAAATCTTTTCACATCTGCGCCGGCCCACGCAAATATAGCTTGGTCATCATCACCTGCTAAATAAATATCTTTAGTTTTTGTTTTTAAAATATCAAATAGTTTCCACTGTAATGGTGAAAGGTCTTGAGCTTCATCAATAAATATAACATCAAACTCTGGTATGTTTTCAGGTTGATCTGTTAAAATTTGAATTATGTTATTAAAATCTAATAATTTCTTTTTAGATTTATATTCCAATAAGTTATTATAGATGTGGTCTAATTGTATCCAATTTACATTTCTTGGATCGTGTTCTTCTAAATCAAATTCTTTTCTAATGTCTGTACATTTATTTACTGCTCTACTTATTATTTGAAAGTATGGGTTTTCAAAACCTAAATAAAAAGACTCATCTTTATTATACCTATCATAAAATTTTACCTGAAGA